AAGACCAGAAGCACCTACACCAATAGAACCACGAGAAAACCTTGCAATCGGTGGGGGAATAATTAAAGGTAATGATCTGGGATCAAGAGAAGGTTTTGCAGATCCTACTAAAAAACCTATAACTGATGATTTTTTTAAAAAATATTTAGAATCAAATAAAGGAAAATCATTTTTTGAAATGGCAGAAGATTTAACTTCTAAAGGTTATACTCCTGCAACAAAAGCCTCTAAAGTATTATCAGCTGAAGCTTTAACACAAAGAGCAGCAAGATTAGGAGTTAAAGGAGCAGGTTCATTTTCAAGGGAACAGAGTCTTCAAGATTTTCTTAGAGAAGCAACTGATGAAAATAGACTTGCCTATAAAAGAGGTGAAATAGATGAAGCTCTTTTAAGAAAAAGAGTAATTGGTAAAAGAGCAGATATAAAGAGGTATAACGACCCTGAAAAATACCGTGAAATTTTAGATCAAAGAAATGAATATCGTACAAAAGTTCGGACTGACCCTTTAATGGAAAAACAAAGAAACGCTGTTAAAGCATCTCAGGTAAAATTTAAAGCAAAAGAATATTTAAAATATGGAATACCTCCCCAAGCTCAATCAGCTAAAGAGTTTTTATTTAGAGATTTATTTAGTATTGCTCAAAAAAGTGAAAAAGGAGATAGGTTAAAATTAGTTAAAAAATTTGCAAAAAAAGATTTTAAAGCTAAAAATTTTTATAACGATGTAGAAGTTTTAGATACTAAAACAGGTAAAAAATTTAATTTTAATAATGTAGAAAAATATATAAATTCTAAAAATACAGGTTTTAATTATGAAGATGTAATTAAACCTTATGAACAAAAAGTTTTTATAAATAAAGAAGGTTTAAGAGCAGGAATTAATTCTAAAATGATACCGGGCTGGGACACTGGAAATAAAAATAATTATTTTGAAGTGCAGCACGTTGAGGGAAGGTATAAAAATCCTTTTAATGTTCATATAAGTCCTAAACCTGCAAATGCTAGAGAAGGTGTTGTTAGAGCTAGATTTGATAAAGCTTGGGCAAAAGCAAAAACTTTATCTGATAAGAAAGAAATATTTAGAGAATATACCGATAACTTACCTAAAGGTATTGCATCACAACCTGGAATGATAACAAGAACAAGAGAGTTTGGTGAAAGAGTTCCTTTCGATGAACTGCTTAGAGAAACAAAACAAAGCGGTGTAAAATTACCTAGAGGTATATTAAAGAATGCTTCAAAACTTAACTCTGTACTTATTCCAGGATTAGAAGAAATAGTTCAAGGTATGAAAAACATTCCTGATGATATTGCAAAGAAAAGATATTTTACATTAGGTTTAAAAGCATTAGGTCCATTAGGTGCTTACCTTGGAGTTAAAGATACTTATGAAGCATTAAAAGAAGGTAAATCAGTCGCAGAAGCTTTAGAGTATGGTTTGATTGGAACTAATGTAATTGGTTCAACTAAAGATGTATTTGATTTATCCCCTGAAGAAAGAGAAGCAAGATCTGTTGTTAAACAGGCAAAGATGACTGATCAAATTGCTCAAGACGAATCTTTGTTAGATAGTGATTTTGAAACTCCAAAAGTTAAATCTGATTTAACAAGAGCAGAAGCAGAAAAACAATATGCTTTAGGTCAAGCAAGAGTTAAAGCTGAGAACGATGCAAATGAAGCAAGAATTGCTAGAGCAAGAGCTACAAGTGTTGAAGGTTTAAAAGATTTAATGGTGGGTGAAAGATTTCAACCACAAGAAATATCAAAACAATTCATGGCTAATGGTGGCATAATGAAATTAATAAAAAAATAATGAATAAGTACCCAAAAAAACACTTACTGCCCCCTGAAGCCGGACCCACGCCTCAGGGCTTGAATATTAACTACAATACTGTTAAAACAGTCAAACAATCTGGAGAAAAAATAAATGGCGGATATAGACAAAGCACTTCCAAACGAAATATTAGATCAACTAGAAATAGCTAATGAAGAAGAACAATTAGTAGGCGATGTTCAAGAGGAAGCTCTTGGCAATAATGAAGTTGAACAAGTAGAAAATGAAGATGGATCTGTTGATATTAATTTTGAACCAGAAGCAAATCCTACAGAAGGTGGCGAAGGTCACTACGAAAACTTAGCAGAATTTTTACCAGATAATGTTTTATCATCATTATCTTCAGATCTAAATTCAAAGTATATGGATTATACTTCTTCTAGAAAAGAATGGGAAAAGACTTATATTCAAGGATTAGATTTATTAGGTTTTAAATACAGTCAAAAGACAGAACCTTTTCAAGGAGCAAGTGGTGTAACTCACCCAGTATTAGCTGAAGCTGTAACCCAGTTTCAAGCATTAGCTTATAAAGAATTATTACCCGCAGATGGTCCAGTTAGAACTCAAGTTTTAGGGATACCAACTGCAGAAAAAACAGATCAAGCATCACGTGTTAAAGATTTTATGAATTATCAAATCATGGATCAAATGAAGGAATATGAACCTGAGTTTGATTCTATGTTATTTCACTTACCTCTTTCAGGTAGTACTTTTAAAAAAGTATACTACGATGAAATGGAACAAAGAGCAGTATCAAAATTTGTTCCAGCAGATGATTTATTTGTTCCGTACACAGCTACCTCATTAGATGATGCGGAAGCAATTATTCATCGTGTTAAGATTTCAGAAAATGAATTAAAAAAACAACAAGTAGCAGGTTTCTATAAAGATGTAGATTTAGGTAAACCTACAGCAGGTGAGTCTGAGGTAGAAAAAAAAGAAAGAGAACTAGAAGGTACAAGTAAATCAAAAGAAGAAGACATATATACAATATTAGAATGTCATGTAGATTTAGACCTAGAAGGTTTTGAAGATGCAAATCCGGAAACTGGTGAGCCCTCAGGAATTAAAATACCTTACATTGTAACATTAGAAGAAGGATCACGAGAAATTTTATCTATTAAAAGAAATTACGAAGTAGGCGATCCATTTAAAAAAAAAGTACAATATTTTGTACATTTTAAATTTTTACCTGGTTTAGGTTTTTATGGTTTTGGTTTAATACACATGATAGGTGGATTATCACGTACTGCAACCTCAGCTTTGAGACAGTTATTAGATGCGGGAACGCTTTCTAATTTGCCAGCTGGATTTAAACAAAGAGGTATAAGAATTAGAGATGATGCACAATCAATTCAACCAGGTGAGTTTAGAGATGTAGATGCACCGGGTGGAAATTTAAGAGATTCATTTATGATGTTACCATTTAAAGAACCAAGTCAAACTTTACTAGCATTGATGGGAACAGTTGTTCAAGCGGGTCAAAGATTTGCATCTATTGCAGATATGCAAGTAGGTGATGGTAATCAACAGGCAGCAGTTGGAACTACAGTTGCTTTATTAGAACGTGGCAGTAGAACTATGTCTGCAATTCACAAAAGAATTTACTCAGCTCTTAAAAATGAATTTAGATTAATGGCTAGAGTATTTAAATTATATCTACCACAAGAATATCCGTATGATGTTGTTGGGGGTCAAAGAATGATTAAACAACAAGACTTTGATGATCGTGTAGATATATTGCCAGTTGCTGACCCTAACATTTTTTCTCAAACACAACGTATTTCCCTCGCTCAGACGGAACTCCAACTGGCACAATCAAATCCACAAATGCACAATTTGTATAATGCATATAGAAGTATGTACGAAGCTTTAGGTGTAAAAAATATAGATTCTATTTTAATGAAACCAGAACAGCCGCAACCAAAAGATCCAGCGCTAGAACATATTGATGCATTAGGTTCTAAACCTTTTCAAGCTTTCCCTGGTCAAAATCATAGATCGCATATCACAGCTCATTTAAATTTTATGTCAACTAACTTAGCTAGAAATAATCCAATGGTTATGGCAAGCCTTGAGAAAAACATTTTTGAACATATTAGTTTGATGGCACAAGAACAAGTTGAATTAGAATTCCAAAAAGAAATGGAACAGATGCAGCAGATGCAACAGCAAATGCAACAGATGCAACAGAACCCTCAGATGGCTCAACAGGCTCAACAAAATCCACAAATGATGCAACAAATGCAAATGCAAAATCAACAAATGCAAATGCAAATGCAAGAAATGAATCAAAAAATAGAATCTAGAAAAGCTGAACTTGTTGCTGAGATGATGGAAGAATTTATGCAAGAAGAACAGAAAATTACATCACAATTTGATAGTGACCCTATTGCAAAATTAAGATCTAGAGAGTTAGACATTAGAGCACAAGAAAATTCTCGTAAAGAAAAAGAAGCTAATGAGAGAATGGACCTTGATAAGATGAAAGCAATGATGAATCAACAAAATCAAGAAAATAAACTTGAACAAAACGAAGAATTAGCAAATTTAAGAGCTGATACATCAATTGAAAAAACAATTTTAGGAAAAACACTACCTAATTCTGATTCAATGGTGCCTAACATTTCAATAATGCGTAAAGGGTAGTGACAAAAACTAAAAAACAAGTTAAAATAAATAAATAAGGAGATAATATGAAAAAATATAATGATATTTGTGGTAAAATTGTAGATATTCCATCTGAAGACAAGATGAATCTTGAAA